TAGACTGATGTGATACTTTTGCATCTCCGTAATCATATACACGTTCGGATTGGATTTGTTTAACTAAGCTCATCTCGGATCCTTTGCAACAACTCGAGCAAAGGCAGCCCAAATATCCGCTTTACTGATACAGTACTTTTTAGCTAACTCTCCCGATGGCGGATTATCTTTTTTACAAAACTCGATTAGTGCGAGTGCTAATTTGTTGGTCATGATCGAATCCTTTTTGTTTCTTCAAGATAGCATATGTTCCATACGCTACCGTGCTTACTTTTCCATTCCATAATTTCACCTTGCGACATAAATGAAGTTAGACGGTATTCTGTTTCAGCAGAGGGTTTATATATGCACTGCCATTCATATATTGGTTCAGATGGTTTGACCCGATATTCTGAATTAATATCCCAAGCAGGATATGATGTATCTCTAAAATCATGTTCATGTTTCTCTTTGAACTGTATTTTAACGCCCTCTACAAAAGCATGCATTACGTCAGCATGGATATGTCTGCCATTACCTTTAGGAATACATACGTTTGATTCAAAGAACTTATCAAGTACATTTTTTATTGCATCGCTAAAAGACACTGTATTGGCACTACCGCTTCCTATTTTTGCATATAAATCTTCTTTACTCATTTTCGCTCCTCATTATAAATTGCTTCAATCTCAGGCACACGGGGCAAAGCAGTTTCAGGGATATAAGACTTATTAAAATCAGTCCACTTATGTTCCCAATCTGCACGGTCTTTTTCTACCATAACAATATCCTTTTGATATTGTATAACCTCTCCACGCTGTTTAATAGCAAGGATAAGTACAAGCCCGAAAGCGAATAAGAATACATAAGCTAAAATAGTTAGCTTGTAGTTCTCATCTTTTAATTGTTGAATTGTATCAATCGGTTTATGCGGCATTTAAAACCCCTTAATATAAAAGTAAATTCCAACTACTGCACAAGAAATAGTTATTGCAGCAGTAAGATAATCGAGCATCGTCCAACTCTCACTATCCATGCTAACCATAACTAATGACTTAGGATAAGCGATAGGAGTAGGCTCTTTGTGCAACGGTTTTTTATTTTTGTTATACCGTTCTGCATCTGCAATCTTTTTACACTCTTTACATTCAGCACGATAACCGCATTTTACTCGGGTACGTTTGTGGAATTGGTCAAGTGGTTTTATACCACCGCACTTTGAACACTCTTTTACACCAAGAAGCTCATGGGCTTCTTTTTTTGTTAATAGCTCTTTCATTTGTTGTCCTTTTAAAATGGGATACACTCATCCTGAATATCAATCTCTGGAAGATTGTTTTCCGGCATTCTTGCCGGTGCGGGTTTATAATCTACCGGAGCGTTTACACCTGTGTTTTGTTGGTTGCTATCTCCGCTGTCTTTCGGTTCTTTGGCTTTTGGAGGGAACTCAATTTTTGGGAACTTAAGCTTTGTAGTGTAGTTTTTCTTACCGTCTTTTTCGTATACCTCTGTAATTAGCTTTCCAGTGGCTATACACAGTGCGCCATTTTGAAACCATTGATTGACAAATTCAGCTTGTTTATCAAAACATGAGCCTCTCAACTGTAAGTTTTCCCATTCGTCCTTTTGGTTCTTTTCTGAACACTCAATAGTGAATGAACAAATAGGAGTTCCTGATTGTGAGTATTTCAACTCGATGTTGTTGATCGTTCCGAAAATTGTTACTGTTGGTAGTGGCATTCGTTTTCCTTTAAGTTGAAATTTTGTTTATGTTGAAGATTATTTTGGCAAATATATAAATCTCTTGCTAGAGATGCTTCAAGCTCTGTATCAAAAGAACCTATATAATGCTTTTTATTGTTAATAGAAAGACTCGCAATGAATTTATTGTCTTTTTTCTCAACTCCTATAAAATTTTTAACTCCTTTGTACCTTTTATTCATATTTTGAATTTTGACTGAAACAAACCTGCAATTATTAGGTTCATAATTTCCATCATTGTTTTTTCGGTCTATAGTTAAACCTTCTTTATATCCATTTTGCATTGCCCAATCATAGAACGAAATAAAATCATTTTTCCACTCCTCACACACTGATATTCCGCGCCCGCCATAATTTTCATAACCAGTGCATTTTATATTGAAACACCTCTGTTTCATGGAAGACCAAACCCTGTATAGCTTTGTACTGGTAAGGTTATGAGTAGTATGCTTTTTTAATTCGTTAGTCATACACCCGCAATTTGTTTTCCCATTTTTTGGAATATTAAATTTTAAAGTTTCATATATAGTAAAACAATATGGGCATTTATACTTGGCAAAAATTCTTTTTTTACCTCCGTAATTTTTTTTACCGACTATACTTATAAGCTCAGGCATCATATTTAATCCTTTTAACAAAACATTTAAACATTCTACTATGATTTTTGAGTAATGTCAAAAAGAGGCAACCAAAATAACTTTGTTATAGCTCATTCTGCATCCTTTACAAAAATTCCGTTTATCATATTGCCTGTGCGCTTTGCAATCACTCTATATGCAGAGTCTACACATTCATCAAAATCAAGACCACATAATTCTGCTTGAATGATTAAAGTAATAGTAATATCTCCGATTGCATCTTTAATTTCTTCAATATCATTTTTACCTAAAGCATTGGAAAGTTCCCCAACCTCTTCGACTGTTTTTAGCATCTGTGCCTCTTTGGTGGCTTTATCTAAAATTCCTTTTTCTTTAGCCCATGCTAATACTAAGTATTTCATTTTTTATCCTTCTTTTTTAATTTCATCCCAAAGCTCTCGGCTCGGGAATGGTGGAATTTTAATCCCCTTCTTTTCTCCAAATATCGCCGTGATATAATCTATCAGCGTATCCAACTCTTTACGTTTTAACTTTGTCGTGCTGTCGATATTGAACAGTGTTTTAATCAAACCTTTTATGATCTGTGTTTTGACTAATTCCATCGTCCACATGATGTCATTTTGGAAAATTCCCGTCATATAGAGATTGTTTTCATTTAGCACTGTTGCGATTTGTGAAGCCCAAAGGTGTAAAGCGTTATTTTGGGCAAGTGTACGGCTATCCATGTTTTTAATGTCGATAACATATACCGCATCCGATAGCGTTGCGAGTTGTTCCGCGTCGGCTTCACTGTATGGGGATAGCGTTCCGTATTGCTTACGTAGGGTTATTTTCATTATCTGCAACCGAGTTCCATGTGAACTTTCTAGTTTTATGGTTGTAATGCGCAAAACCATTGTCAATCGCCTCTCGTTCAAGACGTTCTGATTTTAAATACACCGAGATAAATATACCTATAGATAATATCCATACTATAATCCCCTGCAAAAGGGATATAAGAGCTTGTATTACTTCAGTCATTGTGGAACCCTTGTTTTTTTATTTTCACCATTTTTGAAGAGATTTAATAACCTCTTTTTTCGTACTGTTTCCGATAGTGTAAACGACTATTCAGCTTTTGAAATGTGCTGTTCCGTATCGAAATAGTCTTTCATAAGCTCAAATTTCTCTTTAAGTTGTGCCGAACGCATACTCTCGACTTTAGTCCATGATCGAGTTTCAAAGAATTTTTCCAATAGTTCCGCTTTTGCTTTCGCATCTTCCGCCGATCTTGACGGGTAGTATTTCAACATAAGCCCTTGAATCTCTTCGCATTGAATTTCACGCGATCGTTTCTCTTGACCGAAAGTATCATCACCGATTTCACCGCCGAAAGTATTTCCCTCTTTCGGGCGAATATCCAAGTGCTTACCGCCGATATTCAAGAAATCAAAATGAGGCTTGAATGTCTCAAAGTTTGGCATATAGAAGATTTTACCGTTTAGGGTATCGGTTCGGTCTTTTTCAACTATAGCCTTATTGATTAGGCGATTGCTCCCACTGTCAAACTCTTTCATCATTTCAATAAGTAAAGACGGCTCATAGCCTAACTCTTTTTCGGTGCTCATCTTTGTTCCGTTTGTAACAAGCTCTTTTTTGCCGGATGAATTTTCTTGGTAATCGTAAATTTGAGCCATACGACCGCAGATAATAACGTGCATCGGACTTGTTAGATACATATCAGTAAACGTCTGCCATGTGTCTTTAATGAATCGCCAGTCCTGAAACTCAAGCGCATATCTAGCACGTCGCCCGTTTTTCTTGTTGCGATCATTCAACTCATTCAAATAATCGCTTTGGAGTTGCTTCCAAATATGCGTAATAGAGTCAACGATTACAACGTCAATTTTCTCTTGCACACACTCAACCATAAACGCCATTAAATACTTAAAGTCTCGGCTAATATCAGAAACGAATAGCTCCACCCCTGCATCATCGAAAGTTTTGATAAGGTAATCAGAACCTCCCTCTGTATCAAAGAACGCTACACGCTTGCCTGAGTAGTTAGAGAGACCAATAGCAATTTTAGATGCTGTTGTAGTTTTACCGCTACCTGCATCACCGTACAACCCAATCTTCGCAAACGCTTGGCGATTGCTTGGTTTTTTTAACAAATTCATAAAAAATCCTTTACAATAATATCAAAATCAATCATATCGCCAGTCTCTTGACATTCCAAGCTTACGACGATAACATCATCTTCGTTTCCGCTTTCAATCTCTTCTTTGAGTTGTCGGATGATTTCGGGTGTGTCGCATGGTTCTAAGTCGTAAAACGTCATAGGGATACCACGCAGATCGTCCGCATCGGCTCCGTAGTTTGGTTCAAATATTCGTATCATTTCAAGCCTCTCAATTTTTGCGTAAATCCATTCAAGCACTTAATCGCACCATTAGTCACAGAAAGTAAGTGCGCTCTTTCTATTGCTGATCTGTTTTGTTCGAGTGATATTTGGAGCAGTGCTTTGGTAGCGTTTATTGATGTTTCGCTCATTTAAAACAACCTTTCAGCTAATCGCCCAAACTTTACCTCTTGACGAAGTAGGAAGTGCTTAATTTTTTTCATTTGATAACCTTGATTGACGATTCCATTGCTGTATATGGGTCAACTTCTTCTTTACAAATCCCATACAATGCTTTACTATCTCCATTGATTTTCAATAGCCATGCCGCCTGCCCCTCTACTGTTTCATCTTCTGAATAATCGGAAATCTCAATTTCCACGCTGTATGTGTGCTTAATAATTACTTCGATTTTTGCTTTCATTGTTTCATCCACCTTTTTTATTTAACTTAGTTGAGTGTTTTTTCAGTCATTTAAAACCACCTCTAAAGATGATTTAGTAAAAACTAATGGCATATACCATAGGAATCGAACCTATCACAGTCAGATTTGGAGTCTAACTCGTCACCTTGAGACATAGGCATATAAGCTCTATAACTACCCCTTGCAAAAACTCTACTTTTAATTTCTTCTATGGGGGGCAGTATGTAAAGATTTCGGTGAAGTGCTACCCATTTATATACCTATCATTGTATATTACTGACGCATTACGAACTCGCCTTGCACTTTAAGTTTAATTTCCAGTGCGCTTACTAGAACACTCCACTTGATAGCACTTCATGTAAATCTTTATGGTGGAACGCATATATGGGTACCGTTTCGTATTCCATTAGCACCATTTGATACGCAACAAGGCTGTATATTTGTAACCACGTATTACTACGATATGCGCTCCATGCTAAAGATTTTCAACAAAACCCTCTCACCAGTTTTATTAATGTTTGATCGCAAAGTCTGAGTGCGATATGTAAGTCAATTAACCCTATCTATTTCTAAACCGATACGAGCATGATAGCATAAGTTTCTTAATAATTTCTTTAAAAATGTAAAAAGATTTAACAAAATGATAAATAAGTTTATATTTTACTTTAAGGTTAAAAGGTGTACTATTTGATATGGAAAAAATTAATTCAACTCAAAAAAGACTTGAAGAACAGTCTGAAAACATTCTTTTGGATTTTAAATATGGTGCTTCTATTAGTATGCTGATGAGAAAGTATAAATTTTCACGTCCTGTTATATTAAAGTTTTTAGAAGCTAAAAAGGATAACCAATGAAAGGTAAAATGTTTTTAACCGCAATGATGGGGATAGCCCTTGCTACTGTATTTAATGGTAATCAATCATACCCTCCAAGAAATATCCCAAGCAACAAGCCAAAACAAACCGACGAAGAGCGTAACCAAGCTCTTTTAAAAGCTAAACTAAAACGAGATCGTAAAGCATTAAAGCGAGGTAAAAAGCAATGACACGGGAACGAATAATCCATTCAATGTGTGGTACATGGAATCACTCTTATGGTTTGATGGAAGAAAGCGAAAAACAAGCATTATTCAGAAGTATGGCTCAGATTTTTGACAATGACATTTTCAAAGAACTTATGACGCAAGATGAGGTTGATCGATATGAGGAAGAGCTTGAAAAAATGCAAGAACAAATTGACTCCCTCAAATCCAAGCTAACCATAGCTATAGAGTTCATTCAATCAGTACGCAATGATACTCCCAAATCGGTAGAGTGGAATGAGCTTGATAAAACACTGGAGGCAATCAAATGAAAAAGTTAAAAGCGTTAGATATATTACAACGCGATTTGGCTAATATGTCAATTTCCAATCCAATGGAAAGACTTTCAATTAGTGGCTATGAGGTTATAGATGCTATATCAGAACTCAAAGCACTACAAGCACCTAAGACGTGTGAAACGTGCGATCACTACCTAATCCCATCTGGTGATTATAAATCTAAGTATTGCTCGCTACTTAAAAGACATACACGGTTTGATTTTGGATGCGTAGATCATAGTTTAAAGGCTCAACAATGAAAGACCAACACGCACTAAGCAACGATCATACGCAAACAATGTCGCAAAAGATACTTTCCCTTCTTAGCAAGGGATTACACCTTAGCGAACTTGACGGACTGCACTACGGATACGGAACGAGTTTTCGCAGCCGCATAAGTGAACTACGCAAAGCAGGGCATAAAATCAAAGACTACTTTGTCGAAGCTCCATCCGGGGCAAGATATAAAAAATACTTCATTGAGGTAATTTAATAAAAAAACGCTATAATATTATCACCTATCGGCTGAGTCGGTGGGTGCCAAAAACATTTTAAAAATCATCGAGTACAAATCTTGGTCGAGGCGTTCGCTCGGTGATGTTTAAAGTGTTTTGAAGAAGTAAGACCTCGACCAAGCCTACTTTTATATAAATCAATCACTTAATTTAAAATCGGTCGTATCTAAAGGATACAAATGGCTACTAAGTTCATTACAGTCTCTATCGAGATTATGCACGATAAAAATCTAAACCAATCACAGAAGTTTATGCTTGCTGAAATAGAGCAGCTTTGTAGTTTAGATAGTGGGTGCTTTGCCTCAAATAATCACTTTGCAGAATTGATAGGTATCACTAAAGAGAATGTATCAAGAAACCTAAATGACCTAAAAGAAATGGGTTATATTGATATACAAATAGAGAACGGTTCACGCAACCATACTAGAATAGTAACCCTTACTAATTTAGTAATACCCCCTTATCAAAATAGTAAGACCCCCTTACTAAAACAGCAAGAGACTAAAGATAATATACAGACTAATAAAACAATTAATACATACGCTTCGCTTATCTCTGAATTTTCAAGAGCATACGGAACTCCAAATGATAGAGCATTAGAAACCATTAACAAATTCATTGCATACCGTAAAACAATCAGAAAGCCTGTTAAAACAATAAAAGCAATAAAATTGTATCTTGACTCGTTAAAAGTTTGTTTAGAGGATGGATACTCATTACATGACCTTATAGAGCTAATGGAAAACAAAGAGTGGCAGAGTATCAAGCTTGAATGGGTAAAAAAAGAGTTAGGTGATAATAAACCTAAAGAATGGACGGTAGGATGATAGCAATAGAACAATCCATATTATCATCACTGCTTTGGGCTTTTCATTCTCGATGTGATGGCAAAGAGTTAAAAGTTACCGACTTCAATTTTGATGAAAGTTTATTCAGCGATTCGTTTCATAAGCAAGTTTTACAAACGATAAAAGAGTTAAACGCTAAACACTTTATAATCGACGAGATAACGGTGCGTGAAGCAATGGTAAAGAAAAACACTATGAATGTATCAAAGTGGTTAGAAATAACAACACAGACGGCGGGAGGATATGAATTTGTGAAAACGTATCTCGTAATGCTACAAGCTAAAAAAAGAAAGGCTGTTTATGAAATTTGAAGAACTACAAGCAAAGACACGCAATTTAACTTTGCATATTCAAAATGCAGAGAGAGCAGACGATCACGATACAGTTATAAAATTGAAACGTGAGTTATATCAATCAAAATTATTGCTGCTTGATATGATCGATCAAGAAGAAAAAAGAAACGGAATATCAGCACGTAACCTTATCGAGATTGTTTCTAATCTTCCTCACATTCCACGATATGCAATTGGAATACACGCTATCGATATGGAATTGGCAAGTGATGAAGATAGACGTATGGGAATATCAGGGGGAATTGAGACGGGAACATTTATTCAGTTTGCAGGGGAAAGCGGTGCAGGCAAAACAACTCTAATTCTTGATATCCTTGCAAACATATCAAAATACTCAAAATGTGTGTTCTTTAACTTTGAAATGGGCGTAAAACGAATAGGGCATAGGTTAGAACGCAAACTAAAAGAAGAAGTGCAGAAAGATAACCTAATCATTGATTCACACTCACGAGGGCTTGAATTGCTTGTAATGGAGATAACTCTATACGCACGAGATGGGATTAAATTCTTTGCTATTGATTCAAGAATGAAAATAGAAGTGGACGGGGATGGTAAAGATCATCAAAAAACGGCGTTAATATCTTCTAAGCTTTCAAAGTTAGCACAAGAGAAAGACATCATAATTTTCTTGATTAATCAAATGAGTGATGAGGCGATTAAGGATAGTAGAATGGTTCTAAAAAATGGCGGAGATCAGAAGTACGATGCAGATATGATGTGGTTTTATATCATTGACCCAAAAGATGAAAAGAAGCGTTTGCTTCGATGCACAAAAAATCGACAAGATGAGCGAACTTTCAAAGTCGAGCTTTCACTAGATCAGTATGGACGAACGCAAGGCTATAAAGGGTGGAACGCAATGGCAGTAGAAACAAAGTACGAAATGAAAGAACCGGAAGAAAAACTTTTTAATGATGGAGGGTTTACGCTATGATTGTGCAACTCGAAGCACCACAAACCGATAAAATAAATAACCAAGTATCCGAGCTTATCGGAAGCATACAAAAAAGTTAAATATTTATGCAAAACACTTTACATTGCATAATATTTGTGTTATAATAACGGATATTTAAAAAAAGGTGTAGAAGATGAAAGAGTTTAGATTTATGGTTGAGTTTACAGACGGAAGCTGTGATTTTAGAACTGAGAAAGGATTAGACTCAGATAATGCAAAGCAAATGTTAATTGTTATGCTTGACAAACAGCATGAATCAAAAATGATTAAAGGTAAAAAATGGGTTAGTATTGAGGTTCAACAATGAACATCGAAAAACTTGTAGAGCTTAAAGCTCTACTATCAGAGTTAATTAAAGCCCAAAAAGATAGTTTAAAATGTGCTCAAAAAAGAGCAGAAATAGGAATTAATTGTACTAGATCAAATATGACTTCCGCTAATGCTAGATGGGCAACTAAAGCAGAGTATAGAGATAAATGTGTAGCAAAATTTCAAAAACTATATGAGGAGATTTTTTAATGAAAATACGAATATTTACAAAACATAAAAATGATACTACTTCATGGAAGCTATTTTATAAAAATTATGGACAAGTAAAGTGGATTTCATTTTTTAGAATACTAATTCAGATATAAAGTTGAACTGTAAACTTATACTTGACAGTTCAACTATTAAATAATATTTAAAGGTTCAAAATGAAAACAAGTGTAGAAGTTTTTTTTATTGCATTTTTGCCAATGTGCATTTTAGTTTATGCTATTTTATGGATTATTTTAGAAATATTAAAATGAATAACAAAACAAAAAAACCATCCGACCAAAAACTAGGAGACTATTACGGTCTCCACCGGAACACAATAGCGAATTATCGTAATAATGAAGCGTACCATCGGATTTATAATGCACTAGTAGCTTATTATGTTGCGAATGTATTAAAATGATAACCTCATCACACATCATAGCATTAGGCTACGATTCAGTCCAAATCGGTATCATAATGCAGAAGCTGAAAAAACTAGGAGTACCTCACAAGGTAGTACAAATCCGAGGCACTTACGTAAAGCGTGGAAAAGTATGCTCATCGAGATATAAAACAGATCGGGAATCGATCAAATACAACAGCACTAATACCCAGTGCGATAAAGGAAATAAGATGATTAGTGAAGAATTATTGAGTGAAGTTTTAGGGTTGAAAGTAATAGGAAATTTAAAATTTTCTGATAATGTTTTATACGTTGATGTGGATTTATGTACACCAACAACTAGAACTATTGGTATAAACATCTACGAACTAGCGCATAAGTGTAAAGAGTGGGCGTTTAATAATCATGATTTTATACTTCAAAGTGTTTATATACCAAAGGGAATTTTTACTTCTTCATACTGTGTTGCTGAACGTAATTTCTCATATCAAAAATACGATCAAACATTTCATGCAGATACCGAACATGAAGCTATCTTCAAATCTTGTCAATGGATATTGGACAATAAGGAGCAAAAATGACAACCTCATAATCAAAACAACTAAAGGGGATGGGATGAAAGGCAAAACTTTTCAATGTAAAACAAGCAGTAAAATTATCAAAGTAATAAAAAAATACGGAGGTAATGGTCACTGGGTTTGTAATCAGCTAAATGGCAAAAAACAATCACACCATATCCATGAGGGAACCATTAAAAAATTCTATGAGGAAATAAAATGAACATAACTTACCAATCAAGCACACAATGCGAATTTAAAATGTTCGGGCTGATCGATCAATGGGAAAGTATCGGCACAGTATCGGCGTTAGAGTTCGCAACATCTAACGGGATAGAGATAGTTAAATGGTGGAATTTTTACCGTGATTATAAAAATATGAAGCGAGGTGTAAAATGAATGAAAAATATATGTACTTATTTTTTTGTGTAGTAGCTATATGCTACACAATATTAAAATTAAACGGTGTGGAAATCGAATGATCGGATTATCAAAATCAGAACAATTACAAAAGAACGGAACACTGAAGCCGAAGCCATTAAAAGATAAAGCGTTTCTATCGTGGATGCACTCTCAAAGCTTCGGGTGTATAGTATGCGGTAATCCCCAAATTGAGCTTCATCATATAAAGGAACACTCTAGCGACGTTAAGAACGATCACGAAGTTCTGCCGTTGTGTGAGTTTCACCACAAATACAGCGACCATCTTTCGCCTCACGGTTCACCTAAAAAGTGGCGTGAAGTATATCCGATTGAAGAACAACGCGCAATAGCACAGAAATATTATGAGGAGTATTTAGATGGAAAATCATAAAGTGTTTGTACCACTTCAACCAATTCCGGCACCACGACCAAGAGTTACACGTAACGGCACATACAACGACCCAAAGTACACAAACTATAAAAAAGCTATCGCTTTGATCGTAAAGTCGAAGTTTAAAGTATCCGATAAACCGATAGCCATGTATGTTGACTTTTATTTTGAACAACCCAAGTCATGGAGCAAAAAGAAAAAAGAAGAAACACTATGGCATACGTCAAAGCCTGATATTGATAATCTCCAAAAAGGGGTTAAAGATGCTTTAAATAGAGTTGCTTATATTGACGATTCGCAAGTATGCTACGTGATTGCACGGAAACAATATTATTTTAGAGTTGGAATTATGATTGAAATTAAGGAATTAGCTTAAATTAAAGCGTTGTTTAATATTTGTTACGTTATTATTTGCGTAACTTAAATAAAGGTGGATTTATGAAGTTTGAATATGCAGAACAAGGTGTATTATCTCATGTAGAGATTGAGCTTAGATGCTTACTAGAAAAGTTAAAAAACTTAGAGCTAGATGCAAAAGTTGATTGTATTAATTTAATGCGTGTTTTAATACATGAAATTAGTCCTTTTAAGTCTGAGCCAGTAGATTTAGTGCAATGGGTTAAAAATACTACTGTTGGGGCTAATGACTATAACCCTAATACGGTAGCACCACCTGAAATGGAGCTATTAAGACTATCTATTGCTTCCGATGGGTATACACAGCCTATTGTTACATGGTCTAACAGCGAAAAAGTAGATCATGAGGTAATTGATGGTTTTCACCGTCACAGAGTAGGTAAAGAGTGCGATGAAATTCAAAGTAGAATTCACGGTTATCTTCCTATTGTTGCAGTGGCTTCAGATCGTGAAAATAAAAATGATCGTATTGCTTCAACAATTCGGCATAACAGAGCAAGAGGAAAGCATAAAGTTGACGCAATGTCTGACATTGTTGTTGAGCTTAAAAATAGAAATTGGGCTAATTCTCGTATTTGTAAAGAGCTTGGGATGGATGAGGATGAAGTTTTAAGACTTTGCCAAATTACAGGGCTTCAAGACTTATTTAAAGATGAAGAGTTTTCTATGTCTTGGGATGTTACCGAGGCTAATTTTGAAGCATGGGAAGATTTAACAGATGAAGTTACAGAAATGGAAATGGAACGGTTAAATCTCAGGAATACAGTTAATGCTTCTTATGACCGTATTTTTCACACATATGATAAGTGGGAATGTTTTGCCGCAGGGTTTTTTAATACCTCAGTTGACGGAATGAAAAAAGAAGAAGCGGAACAAAAATTCGCAAACTTTTTAAAAGACATAAATAAGTTTGAAGAGGCATTAAATTATATTGTACATAATTGGAAATATTCATGCGAGCAAAATCTAACAAATATTGCATTTAACCGTATTGCATGGCTTGGTCAAGCTTCTGTTTGTTATGCAACTGGAATACCTGCAACATATAGAGCCGGTTGGTTTTTACTTAACGAATATGAGCAGTTGCGTGCTGATAATATGGCACTAAAATATCTTAACATTTGGCTAAAAAATAATGGGCGTGATGAAGTATCAATGGAAGAAGCAAAACCATTTCGTCAGTCGGAGCTATACTAATGAGAACCAAATTATATAAAAATATTGATGTATATACTGCATCAAAAGAGCGTGTAAGTAATATTTTTGACGGTTTTAATAATATCTATATCTCTTTTTCAGGAGGTAAAGACAGTTCGGTAATGACTCATTTAGTATTGCAAGAAGCAAGAAAAAGAAATCGTACTGTTGGATTATTAATTATTGACCTTGAAGCTCAATACGATGATACTATACGTCATATTCACTACATGATAGAAGAATACAAAGACGTAATAGATTTACATTGGGTATGCGTTCCATTATTGCTTAGAAATGCGCTTACAAATTACGATCCTCGCTGGTGCTGTTGGGAAGAAGAAAAGAAAGATATTTGGGTAAGACAAAAACCAAAAGAAGCAAAAGTAGCAGAAGATTACCCATTTTTTATTGATAAAATGGAGTTTGAAGAGTTTATGGTGTTGTTTGGTGAATGGTACGGAGGAGATCAGCCAACAGCTGCGTTTATTGGTATTCGTGCAGATGAAAGCCTACACCGTTATCGTGCTATTACTTCATATAAAATTGATGGTATGTTTAACGATTATCACTGGACTTCTAAAGTAGAAGACAACCTTTATAATGTTTACCCTATTTATGACTGGAAAACAGAAGATATTTGGCGTTTTCATGGTAAATTTAACTCATTAGGACATAATGAGATTTACGACAAAATGAATATGGCAGGTGTAAAATTATCACAGCAACGCCTATGCCAGCCATACGGAGACGATCAGCGTCAAGGCTTATGGTTATATCATATCTTAGAGCCTGAAACGTGGGGAAAAGTAGTAAACCGTGTAAATGGTGCAAATAGTGGAGCTTTATATATTCAAGAAAGTGGAAATATGACAGGATATAATAAGATATCAAAACCACACGGTCACACATGGGAGAGCTTTACAAATTTGTTATTACAAACACTGCCAAGGAAAACAGGTATGCATTACAAAGATAGATTTAAAAAGTTTATCAAGTCGTGGCAAGACAGAGGTTATATTACCATACCTGATGAAGTGCCAGCAGAACTTGAGGCAAAACAATGGGCACCATCGTGGAGAAGAATGGCTAAGTGTATTTTGAGAAATGATTATTGGTGTAAAGGATTAGGACAGTCACAACCTAAATCAGATGCATATATCAGATTTAAAGAGATTAAAAAATCAAAAAAAGGAATATTATGAGTAGTATTCATCAATTCCGTAAAATAGTATATTCATCATGTGGGGTATGTGGAAAAACAATTGTAGGGTTAAAAGTAAAAAAGTTTTGCTCTAACTCTTGTAAAATGAAAAAATATCGCGCAAATAAAGCAAAAAAATAGTATAATATCACATACGCAATCACTGAGTAATCGGGGGTTGCATCGACAAACTCACGAAAGGTGAGCGTCGGAACTTTTAATGAAGCACACATCGGAGCAAACGTCCGTAAATAAACGCAGTATGAATAGCGGGATGTATGATCTACCTTTACGGTATCCGATACTGCATAGTGTGTTTCACAAAAGGTTCCTCTTTTCTGATAAGGTGCCAATGGTAGCTTCGCAAGATAGGTTAAGAGGTCAGAATAGTTTGAAATAGGCGCATCGTTTTTAATTCACCTTTTTTACGGTGCGTCCATTTCAGATTATTTAAAAGGTGAAGTTATGAAAAAAATTATATTTTTAAAAGATGATTTAATAAATGGTCGGTTAGGTTAGAGAATGACCGCACAAAAAAAGCTATTTGTTATATCAGAGCTTTTTAACGACGACCTATCAAAGGTTGCTACGGCGTGCATTATGTGTGGTGCAAAAGAAAGTCATTCATATATCATGGAACACAGACTATACACTTCAAACCTTGATAAGCTAACGCCTCAAATAAACCTAATCTATCAACTTATTAGCGATCATTACAATATTGACGGTGTAATTGCATTTGTAGAAGCCGTACACGCAATTACTCCTCATGTATGCGATAATACGTTTGATGAAGATAAACAAGAGCATGGATTATTATTTTATGTGGATTAGAGGGTAGGGGAATGGCTAAACTCACAGAACGTCAAAAGATTAATATTATTGCAAAATGGAACACTGGACAATATACAAAAGCAGAGTTAGCAAAAGCATATAAAATTAGTGATGTAATGGTGGGTAAAATAATCGGAAAAGAAAAGCCAACAAACTCCCATATTGTCGAAGCTGGGTTGATTGTTGAAAAAGCAAAAAAGTTAAATAAAAGTTCGGCTGAAATTTCGGCTATAGATAATGCTATAAAGTACAGACTTGAACAAGAATTTAATGACGATAACAACCGATTAAAAGTGTTTGACGTAACAGGTTCTATTTTGGATGGAGTTAAGAAATTGATAGAGGGAGGCAAGGCGCAAAAGGTCACTACCGCAAACATTGGTGAAGGGATGAAAGAGGCTAATGTTATTGAGACTGATTTACAAGCTGGTGATTACGAGAGAGCTATGAACACAGTAGATAAGGCTTCAGTAGTTCTAAAAGTATCAGATCGTCACGCCCCAAAACAAGACATAAACCTTACTAATGCACAACAGACCGTTACAAAGTATGTCGGCTTTAAACCTATGAGCGAAGAGCGTAAACGTGAGATAATGGCAGAAAATGGAAGAAATTGAGCTACTCGATCATCAAGTAGAGTTCCTGCAAGATGACTTCACCCGTCACTTATTGCTTCTTGCAGGATATGGAGCTGGTAAGACATTCGCATTTGTAACTAAAGCCTATGATTTAGCCTCGAAGAACGTCGGACATACTGGAATACTTCTCGAGCCTACCGCGCCATTACTACACGATATTCTTATACCTGATATGACATCGTTTTTGGAAAACAATGACATCGAACACACGCTTATTAAATCACCTCAACCAAACTTGAGAATACGTTTTGAAGATGGCGAGACTAAAATATTAATGAGATCATTAGAGAATTGGCAAAGACTTATCGGGGTAAATGCCGCTTTCATTGGTACAGATGAAATGGACACAGTAAAGCGTGAAGTAGTATTAATGGCATATAAGAAGCTGCAAGGGCGTTTGCGTAAAGGTAACGTGCGCCAAATGTTCAATACTACAACCCCTGAGGGATTTGCTGGAGCGTATGAGCTATTCGAGAAAATGAAAATCGGTCGTATTATCAGAGCTGAGACAGAAAATAATCCATACCTACCTGCTGACTTCATAGACGATTTAAAGAAATCATACCCTCCAAATTTACTCGAAGCATATATGAAAGGTCGATTTGTAAACCTAACAAGTGGATCAGTGTATTCATATTTTAACCGCAAAAAGCACCATGTAAATGTTGAAGCTGAAGAGGATGAGACTTTATATATCGGGCAGGACTTCAACGTTGGTGCTTGTATATCAACTATTCATGTAATACGCGATCATATTATAATAAGAGTAAATGAAATAGAGAGTTATGATACTTTTTCAATCCCAACTAATATTAGAAAGATTTACCCAAATAACAAAATAATAATGTTCCCTGATGCTTCAGGCAAGAGCGAGAGATCAAATGCAACACGTTCAGATATTCAAATATTACGTGATGCAGGATTCACTATTGAAGTTCCATCGCAAAATGGAAGAGTACAAGATCGTGTTAATTCCGTAAATGGATTATTAGCACATGACCGATATTTTATTAATACAAAGAACTGCCCAAAAGGTACGGAAGCATTAGAACAGCAGGTATATAAAAACGGAGAGCCTGAGAAGTTTAATCAAGCAGGTTCTATCGATGACTATAACGACTCATTTGGGTATTTTGTTGCGAGACGATATGGAATAAATAGGGCAACTGCATCGATCACAACCCGCTCATTCACTTAATGCTATAATTTCATATTATGCAATATAAGGATAATTATGCTCCATCCTAACTTTACCAGCGAAGAAGTAAAAACACATTATGAAAAAGTTAAGTTTGTAAACGACTTCTATAATGGTGTTGATACCGCATCGACTTATATCATCCAATACAGCGGAGAAAGCGATACAGATTATAAGAAGCGTTTAGCACTTCGCAAGCTATCAAACTACACTAAAAAAGCGGTAACTTCTATCCGTGACATTATCTACCGCAAACCGATCGACATGAGTGAGATCGAGTCGTCACCGCTTGCTCCGTATATGGAAACAATCGACTATCAAAACAATTTAACCAATTTCGCTAAACAACTTACCGTATCAGCGGCAAGGGATGGGCATACTTACCTATTGGTTGAAAAAGAGCCATACTTAGACGTTCAAACAAGAGCTGATGAATTAGCAAAACGACCGTATTTTGTAAATGTTCAGCGACAAATGATTCGTAACTATAAAATGGACGAAATGGGTAACTTCACTATGATTACCTACGATGAGTCATATATAGCAGAAGCCGGAACTTACTCGCAATCAATCAAGACTCAACAACGTGTATATTTTGATGATGGAAGAGTCGAGATTTGGAGACAAAGCGGTAAACGAAATTATATGCACGAAAGTTATGATACCGGACTTAACTTCATCCCTATCATTAAGATCGGACGAGATGCAATACCTCCATTTTATGACTTAGCACGTATTAATATGAACCATATGAACTTATCAAGTGAACAACGATATTACGCACGGATTGCGGCTTATCCAACTCCTGTTGTTTATATGCCAAACTCAAATGAAACTGGGCTGAAAGTTGGAGTTACAAACGGGATTAGTTTCTCATCTCCACGTAATGAAAGTGGGTTTGAATGGGTGGAATTATCAGGACATAGCAATGAGATTTTAGCTTCGCTTATCCAACACGACGAGGAGGATATGAGATCGTATCTTGCTGAACTTGTATCAGATGGTATTCAAAAGACTGCTAAAGAGGTATCTATACAAAATACCGATAATGAAAGCAAGCTAGGATATTATGCTGAGATAGTTGAAGAAGGTATTAATAAGGCATTTAAAATTATGGCGTTTTATCAAGGTGTTCAAAATTTTGACTCAAAGATTTATATAAACCGTGATTACTTTGATAAACGATTGAGCGATCAGGAAGTTACAGCGTATAAAGGATTATACACAGATGGAGTAATATCTTGGGATAAATTACTTGTACTTTTGCAAGAAGGTGAGATTTTACCTACTATGACCAAAGAAGATCTTCAACTAGAAAAGGCATTAATAAATAATAATATGGTATAATATTACAATCCTTTTGCGAGGTAGAGCGGACTAATTACCCGCTCGTTTGATACGCATAATGGAGAAATCGCAATATGGAGACTGCAATGCAACAAATACAACAACTTCAAATTACATATCAAACAAGAATATGCACTAAATGTAAAAATATAAAATTATTAAGTATGTTTAATAAATGTAGTAGGGTAAAAAATGGCACTAAAAGCGTATGTAGAGAGTGCAATAAAAAATTAGAGCTTGAATATAGAACTAAAAATAAAGATGATGTCAATAAAAGAGGTAGAGAATGGGCAGAAAGAAATAAAGAAAAAATATCTACTAAATTAAAAAAAACAAGAGAAGAAAAAATAATAAGGCATATTAAAATAGATGGAATGAAATTTTGTTTATCATGTAATGAGTACCACTCATTAGATTTATTTTATAAGCGTTCAGCTAGTAAAGATGGTAAGGATAATTACTGTATTAAGTGCGCCATACAAAAAACTAAGCAACACGCATTAAATAATAAAAGTGCTATTATGGAAAGGCAACGCATATATAGACAGTTGAATGGTGAAAAAATTAAGAATAGACAAAAAAAATATAGAGAATCAACGAATGGAAAAATTATAAGAAAAAATCTACAGAATAAGAGAAGAATTAAAGAAAATAAAGGCGATATTACAAACCAACAGATTATAAATTTAGAGCAAAACGCAAAAGTTTGTTATTGGTGTAACGCTTCATTAAAAAATAAAAAGGTACATATTGATCACTATATTCCACTTTCAAAGGGCGGTGAGCATACATTGAGTAACTTAGTGGTTAGTTGTAAATCATGTAACAATAAGAAACATGCTAAAATGCCAGAAGAGTTTGCAAACTCTATAGGGAGATTATTATGATTACTCTTATCCAAATGCTTATAGATGGGGAGATTTTGCCACCTATGGACGATAAAGCGATGGAAGCTGAAAAAGCAAGGTTGAGCGTTTGATGAACTTCGAGGATACCGCATTAACCTCCGAAACACTATGGAGCCTTTACGCTTCTAAAGGGTACAACGATACACGCATATCATTAGAGCTTGCTTTGGAACACATTAACGCAAAGATAGCTAAACTAGGAGATACTCCGACACGAAAACAGCTCAATGAGCTTAAGGCTATGATAACCGACGAGATTACAGCGTCATACGGAGGATTATTTGAGCAAGTCGGACAAGAATCAGTACAATCATCGATTATTACCAATGCTCCGTATCTACTTGAATTTAGTACGGCGGTACTTCCACAAAAAACACTCGACTATTTAATAAGTGGAAAAAGGGAGATTTTAGGATATGAATTTAAAGACCTATTTAAACTTACGGAAGAAAACCATATTAGACAACTTCGCGTCACACTTGCATCAGGTGTTTCACAGGGAATGCCCACAAATCAGATCATACGGGAGATGGGAATCAAGAACGAAGCATTGACCAAAAATCAGCTTTATAGTGCGGTTCAATCTACTATTTCAGATGCTCGTATGGTGTCGCTATATGATAGTTATGAGGCTATGGAGAAGTTGGGAGTAGTGATCGGGTATGAGTTTGACGCTACACTAGACGGCAGAACAAGCGAGATTTGCCGAGAGAATGATCATCGCCGTTTCTTCGGTAAAGTCAAAGATATGCCTAATAAACCAAAGTTACATTTCCGTTGCCGGAGTACATTAAAACCAATCACATCTAACGAATACCAAAGTGAAACAAGAGCATCTATGGATGGAGTAATTAAGAACCAATCCTATGGAGAATGGTTCCAAACTAAAGATGCAGCATTTCAATTAAAAGTATTAGGACGCACTAAATACGACGCTTACAAAAAAGGAATATACAAAGTAAACGGTATTGCGGACTTGAAGCCACGCAATAGTTTACCGATTAGTGATATGGGTTTTTAAAACATACCTAATATTAAATGATATAATTTTAATATCTTATGGACTTAAGGAACACAAATGAATTTAGATGCAATACTCGCATTACTCGGAGAGAATGAAGAGGCAAAAAAGTTTCTCACAGAGATGAGCGCAACCACTGAAAGTTTAACAAAGCGTATTAACGTATTAGAGAACGATTCAAGAAAAGCGTTTGAAACTCGCGACGGCGTAAAAGCCAAAGCGAAAAAGTTGTTAGATAAATTAGGGTTGGATGACCTTGATAACGTAGATGATGATCTACTCGACAAAGTGCTGAAAGGTAAAGGAAGCGACGCGGAAGTCCAGAACCTCAAAACTCAGCTTGAAAAAGCAGTAGCGGAAAAGGGTGAGATCGAAGCAACCTACAAAGCTAAACTTTCAAATTACGCACTTAAATCGGAATTGTCCAAAACTGGATTAGCGCAAAAAGCGTTAAACGGTGAGGTATATGCGATTTTAGAGGGATTAGCACTTAATGGTGCAAGTTATACGGATGATGGGCGTGTCGTGTATAAAAATGAGGACGGCTCCACAAAGTATAATAATGGTAAAGAAATGACGTTAGAAGATCGGGTTAATGAGTTATCAAACTCAGCTTCTTATGCGTCACTTTTTAAACCAGTTGGGACAGGCGGAACGGGTGCTAAACCACCTCAACAACATACTAATACATCTGATAAAACCGCTACTCTTTCAGCAGTTGAAAAGATGAATATTGGTCGAGCACAAAAACAAGGATAATACATGGCATTAACGATTCTTGAAGCCTCAAAACTTAATGAGGGTGACACATATCTATCAGGTGTGATTGACAAATTCGCTCAATCATCAGACATTCTTTTAAATCTTCCATTTATGGACATTTCAGGGAACGCACTTAAGTACAACATCGAAGAAACATTGCCGGGCATCGGTTTCCGTGGTGTGAATGGTTCTTATACCGAATCAACTGGTATCATCAACCCACAAACAGAGAACCTATCTATTGCAGGTGGTGACTTGGATGTTGATAAATTCATTGTCGATACAATGGGAGCAGAGCAACGTTCAGTACAAGAAGCAATGAAGATCAAAGCCCTTGCACTTGCATGGACAAAGACATTCATCAAAGGTGATAGCGAATCAAATCCTAAAGAGTTTGACGGTCTACAAAAACGTTTGACAGGTGATGCGCTAATCAGTAATGGAACAGCGGGTCTTTCATTGTTGAAATTGGACGAAGCTATCGATGCAGTAGACGAACCAACACACATTTTGATGAGTAAAGAGATGCGCCGCCGTTTGACTGCTGCTGCTCGTAACCAATCAATCGGCGGAATGGTAACGTATGACATGGACGCTTTCGGTCGCCAAGTCACTAAGTATAATGATATTCCGATTATGATCGTATGGAAAGACAACGATAATAACGACATCCTTGGGTTTACGGAAGCAAGTTCAACAACGTCTATCTATGTTGTTTCATTCCGTGACGGTGGTGTAACAGGTATCCAAAATGGTTCTATGGATGTTCGTGATATGGGAGAGCTTGAAACTAAGCCATCATTCCGTACTCGTATTGAATGGTACAATGGTTTCGGTGTATTCGCTCCACGTTCAGCGGCTCGCTTGAACTTGATTACTAATGCAGCTGTAACAGCTTAATAAGGGGACAAAATGGTAAAACTTTATGACGATAATGCGGTAGTCCTTGCGGCTACTGCAATCACTACTACGGCTTCAAGCACTGGAGTAAATATCGCTGGTCTTGCAGTTGGTGAAGAAACTTATGCGGCTAATATCACTATTAGCGCACTTGTTGGAACGGTAGACGCTTCTAACTACCACTCTATTCAGTTAGAATCTTCTGCAACGCTTGGAGGTACTTATACTCCGGTAGGTAACCCAATTCTAACTACAAGCGGAGCTAAAATGTATAATATTGCTTTCAGTTCTGAGCAGTTGGCGGCAAATTCGGCTTACTTCCGTATTACTGGGACAAAAGTAGGTACTACTGCTACGTCGGTAACAGTTGCGTGTTATCTAACCCTCGATAGTTAGTATCGAGATCATGCCCTCTTTTGAGGGTATCAATATCCATATTAAAATAAAGGAAAAGCAATGACAATCGTATACGACAAAGACGGAAAAGAGTATAAAGTGCCACATAAAATCGATGTTGCAGAATGGTTGGCTGCAGGTTATACGCTTGAAGCTCCAGAGAAAAAGGGTAAATAATGGGTGGATGTTGGTACTTAGATTTTCCTATTGACCAATATAATGAAAATGTGGAGCAAATCGCACTTGATCGAGGATTAACCATCATCGATGCAAAGTTTCAAGGCGCAAACCTACAAATGCGTGATGTTCCTATTCTCACTAAAAAAGAGAAGCAAACTACTAAGAAGTAGTATTTCGGGCGGTATTCGTACCGTCCTATAATGCTAATAAGGAGAAAATATGGCTCTAACTGATAACGCTTTTGTCCGTATCTACGAACTCCTATACAGAGGTCAAAGACTATTAGGTTCATTCTACCGACCTATGACGGTAATAGATGAATTATCAATGGGTGTGCATAATGGAGTATCTTTTTTAGTAGATAACTATAATCCTAATCTTGCTAATAACGCATCTGATATTTTCTTAGGGATGACTGGATCAAAAGAAGTTCATTTTTTAGGGCTAGATGTTACTACAGCATCAGGAGGATGGCTTATAGAGCTATATGAGTCCCCAACTGTAACAGCTAATGGAACACTTTTTAACCCTATTAATCTTAATTTTGAATCTACCAACACAAGCAATATGACCATATATACTGGAGGGACAGTAACGGCAAGTGGTGCATTAAAATTACACAAGCGTATTCATGTAATTGGAACAGGTGCAACAAATAGAGTTGATACTGACGGAAGCATCAAAGGTGGAGCTATTTTGAAAAAAAATACTACTTATATGTTTAAGATTACAAATCTCAGCGGTGCATCAAATGCCTATGAGGCACATATGTACTATACTGAAAAATAAGGAGAAAAAATGGCACTCATAATCTACCCTACAACCTCATGGGATAGTTACGTATCACTAGCGGAAGCTGAGACAATCGCATCGGCAAACATCATCAACTTAACGGCATGGAACGCTTTAACAAACGCTACTAAAGAGTTATACTTAAAGCAATCTACAACGCTCATCCGATTGAAGATTATCGACCCTGCTACAACCTCAACGCCATCTGATTTGAAGCTTGCTACGGTTCATTTATCAGTTAGCTCAATCGGTGTAGACATGACCGATAACGACGGCAAAGAGAACATCAAGCGGATTAAGATCGACGGGGCTTTGGAAAAGGAATTTTTTACAAAGGGTGAAAGCTCAAACGCATTCCCCGATATTGTAACAGCTCTTTTGGCTCAATATCAATATGTATCAACCTCATCATTCGTGCTAACGAGATCATAATGACTGACGCACAATCAGCAATCATTGATATTAAAGAGGCTTTAGCAGAATACGGGAGTGCTATCACATTAATAAGTGTTACACAAACGGGATATAACCCTGCAACTGGTGGAACTGAAACAACGGCATCAACCTCAACAAAAGCGATTATTAAACAGTATGCAAGTACAGAGCTATCAGCACGAGTGGCGGATAATGTAGCTCTTAACTCGTATCAGCTATCGGCGATGTTCTATTTCGATGGAGTAGTTGATATTGGAGATAGAATTACATTTCGAGGCGAGACTATGAATATTATCTATGTTATGCCGTTGTATCTTCAAGATACAGTAATCAAATACGAAGTGTTGTTAAAATCATGAGCCTATCATCTGAATTTGAAGCAATGAAGCAAAAAGCGGACTTAATCATCGCTGAAGCTGCTATGAATTTGTTTTCGGAATTGCAGACTAAAACTCCGGTAGATACTGGGCAATTAAAGACAGCTTGGGAATTCCATAAAGTAGGTGACGGATGGCTATTCACAAATAACATGAATTACGCTTCTTTCATATTTAATGGGCGTAAAGTCATAGACGGAAAGACTATCGGGTCGTTACAACTTCCTGACGGTGTATATCCAATTATTCAACGCCATAATAATGAGCTATCACGGCGATTAGACGCACTAAGGGGATAACATGGGAAATTTTAGCACTAAATCATCTATCGAAACATTTATTAAAACGAATTGGACAACCACGCCTATTCAATGGGACGGTGTAGCGTTCAGCACAAGCGGTGTTACACAATGGATAGGTGTGAAGTATATCGGGGTAAGCAATAACCAATCGTTCGGTGGACGCTCTTATATTAACGCTCAACTGCAAGTTATGTGCTATGCAAAATCATCACCACTATGCTTTAAGCTGGCAGATGATGTTACAACACTTTTAAATTGTAAGCAGATCGGAGATATTGAAATCAGAACCGGGCAAATTCAAGGTTCAGCGGTTAATCTTGATAATGGTTTCTTTGAACTAATGACGACGTTTGAAGTAGAAGTGCATAGTTAAATCGCTATTGATATTATGTAATATAATTTCTATTGAATATTCATTCCAAAAAAGGACATCAAAATGGCATTAATGAACACCAAACGCTCGGCTTTGTTTGTAAAAGCAGGAGCTACGCAACCAGTTTATCCAGCTGGCTTCTTAGAAGTCGAGTCTGAATTAGTAGTAAACCCTTCTATCCCGGTAGAAGAATTTAAACGTGTAAACGGAAGATTAGGGTCAAACGACAGTTATGCGGATACCTGCAAAGCTACGGTATCGGTTCAAGTTGCACATAAAATGCGTTCATCAAATATTGCAGGTACAACCCTAGAAACTCCGCCTGAATATGGAGAGCTTCTTAAAATTGCAGGGTTCGACGAAACTATCACAGGTACAGGATTAACAGGTAAAGTTGTTTATACCAATAGCCAAACACCTGCTAAGGGGTGTATTGCGGCTTTCCTTGACGGGTATAAACAAACTGCTACTAATTCGGCAGTAGCGGCAGTAAACTTTGATTTTGCAATCGGTAAAGCAGCAATGCTAAACGCAACATTTAGCGCATACCTTGACAATGCAGGGGTAGCGGCATCGGCGGCACTTCCATCAGTTACGCTTAATACTAACCCGTGTCTTATCGTAGGATGTGCTGACGTTATCACGGCGGGAGGAACTGCTGTTAAAGCCGACTCCATAAAAATTGATATGGGCGCACAAGTCGATGACTTCTATGGCATGGGAATCAAAGAGTATAATATCAATGACTATATGATTAAAGTCACTGCCACATTCTACCCTGAAAACACCGATTATAATGCGGCAATTAACAAATTATCGGCTCAAACAGTTGAAGCGATCGTAGTCAAACTTGGAACTAATGCTGGTATTCTGGTAGATGGTAAATCAGTTAAAATTGATTGTGCATTGGCTAAAGCATCAGCGTTCACCGACAGCACCGATAAATCAACTCTTAAACGTGAATTTGTTTGGTTGCTACAAGGTGATTCAGCAGGGAAAGCAATCGAGATCACTCACGGGCATTTCGTTTAATAGCGAATAGCGGATAAGGGATTAGCCTCGACTTATCCGTGAACTCAAAAGAGGCTTATATCTTACAGAAGCAGTCCTGAACTGGCTCAAATTCAAACTCAAAAGTCTGCTGTTTATCTTTTTGTTTAAATAGTTTTTCCATATCCCAAGTGAATAATGAAGTATGAAAAGAAGGCACAACTGCCTCTCCTCTGTTCTCTCTCTCTGTTTTTAATCTTGTTTCCAATTCGCTCATATAAGTCCATTGCTTAGGGTAATTTTTATATAGCTGATATTTTGCCTCAATGCTTTGCTTTTGACATATTCCGCAACCTGATCGCTCAAAATGCTGATATAATTTATTTTCCATCATATTTTCTTTGAGATATTTCTGCACCTCTGGCTCATTCCATTTCCAATCAACAAGTGGAGTTAGTGCATTATATTGCCAAGCATTTTTCCACCGATCATACTCATTGTAAACGTAACCTACATAAGTTTTATATTCAGTAATTTGTTCTTCTTTTAGCCATCTTTGAAACGGAAGCTCTTTGGCTTCTCTTCTCCAATAGCAAGGCGAAGCAATAAGAGGTACACCTCTAATCTGACCTCCTAATTTTCCATAGTCTGCAATATCACTAAACACCCATGATTCATAAGACGATTTAGGCTTTAACCTTGTAATAGCTATCCCATACTTACGCTGAAAAAAAGCATCGAGCTTATCAATATATTCGTACATTTCATCAAATTCCAATGTAGTATCAGAGAATACTATATAATCAACTGGATTACCTAACTCTAAGAGTCTTAACGTCATTGCTGAGCTGTCTTGACCACCGCTTAGCATTGCTATATATTTTATATTTGATTTTTCCGACATTGAAAGACCTCCAAGTCTTTTATGAATTTTGATAGAGGGAACGACTTGGAGGAAAATTCCCCCTATCGAATCTCATAACGAAAGAATAATAACATATTTGTGGTAAAATTACTATAAATTTATTCTAAGAGGCTAACTTATGAAATTCACAATTGATTACCCATTCACCATTGAAGTCGGAGACGACGTTTACAAAGGTACTCTTTCAGAGCCAACTAAAAAACAATCAAAAGACATGAAAGCATTGTCTGAAAACTTTATCAAGCTCGGCAAAGAAGCGAAAAAGATCGAGAATAAAATCGAAGTCCTACGTGCTCGTTTTGCCAAAGATAACACCGATGAAAAGGTTATTGAAGAGCTACAAAAATCAATGGCACTACTCGATGATAAGATCGAACAGCTTGATGGGTTCAATCTTGTTGAGGAAGTATCTAAGATGCGTCTTGAATTGTGCATGAAGGGCGACAAAGAGATTATGGAACTAGCAAGAGAGTACGGATATTCTGCTGTACTAGATACCATTCAAAAAGACATTGAAGAGAAAAAAAAAGACGCTTCGAAAGCCTAATATCATACGCTAAAGACTTGGCATCAGCTCAGGACTTTAGCACGTTTGACGAACGGGACACCGAAGAAATTAAAAACAACTCCACTATCACGGTAATCGATCAAGACGATCACATCTCGCAACTAATTATATACTGCTTTAAATCGGTTCAGCGCATCGGAGAGAATGGCGCATTAGATTTTCACCATTTAAAATTCTTACTCAAAAACTGCTTTTTGCCTCCTAAAGAATACTTACAATTTATTATGGAAATGAATAGCGAAAATATCAAGGCAAAACAGCGGAATAAGTGAGTGCTATAATTACATATTAAATGATATAAACGAGGTTTTGTTATGGCTAAATTTGAAGTGGACGTTAGTGTTAATGGTCAAGCCAAAATAGGCGGTCTAAGTAATGCATTGCTTCAAGCAGACGTATCAGCCGCAAAATCAGCAAACTCACTTCGTAAACTTCAAGAAGCATCAAAAAAAGCCTCAGATGATGTGGAACGTCTTAAAAAAGCGCAGGACGGTACTACAAAATCAGCGGAAGAACTAGCAAAAGCTGAGGCAAAATTAGCGGAAGCCAATAATAAAGTTTCAATAGCTACAAAAGAAAATATAATAGCTCAAAATAAGCTCACAGAGGCAAACCGAAAAGCATCGAATGAGATGAATAATTCATCTAAAAATACTGATATGCTATCAGGTGCGATGGGTAAATTATCGGCTGTCATAGGTCTTATTGGATTCACTGCTTTAGCTTCAAAAGCTATTCAAACATCAGATGCCATGAATAACTTACAAGCCCGTATTAAACTTGTAAGTGGAGAAAGTGCAAATTTAGCAGGTATACAAAAATCACTTTTAACTATAGCAAATGAGAATAAAGTATCTTTAGATTCAGTTGGTAAACTATATGTAAAGCTAGCCGATCCGATAGGTAAATTAGGTGGTTCCCTTAGAACTACTTTGGATATTACAAGCTCATTCTCTAAAGCACTATTAGTCAGTGGGGCATCAACCGAAGAAGCAACAAGCGCAACACTACAATTTGCTCAGGCTATGGGGTCGGGGGTATTACGTGGGGATGAATTTAACTCTATTGCAGAGAACTCACCAAGATTACTCAAAGCCGTTGCAGATAGCTTAGGGGTAACTACTGGTGCATTACGGGATATGGCAGCAGATGGTAAGTTAACCGCTGGAATCGTTGGTGGCGCATTACTTAGAAGCATGACTGACTTAGAAGCAGAAGCAAGACAAATGCCTCATACCGTTAGCGGAGCATTTCAAATTCTAAAAAATAATCTATCAGATGCAATATCAAAGTTTGACGATGCGACTGGCTCAAGTGGGATGCTTGCAGATGCAATTACAGAATTAAGCAGCGGTACTGGATCATTTACGGATGATTTAATAAGCAATAGCAGAGCTATGTCGGCATGGATTAATACTCATAAAGAGGGCATTTCTCAGCTAGAAACTATTGGGCAAAAAGCTATAGGGGTAATGGGCAAATTATCTCAAGTAGTAGCTGCAAATGTTGGTACAAATATTTCAACAGGAGCAAAATTACTGGGAAAAGCCCAGGACTTTTTCACACCTCAATCCGTTAAAGATGATCGTACATTTGTAGCTAACATAAACGCTCATGCAGAAGCTCTACAAAGACGATTAAAAATAGAAAAAGAAGAAGCTGAAATAGCAAAACAAATAGCAGAACAATCAAAGTTTATGAGCGCATCAGATAAAGCAAAAGCTACAGAAGAAGAAAAAAGAACTGCATCGCTATTAAAGGCTAAAAAATCACTAATTGCAATTGGATTAACAGAAGTTGAAGTTAATCAAAAAATGGTATCTATTACTAAACAGTATGATAGAAACATAGCAGATGCAAAAGCATTAGAGGCAAAGTCTAAACAAGTAGAACTTGATAAATTAAGTGTGGAACAGCGTAAAAAAGCACTTATAGAACAAGAACGTGAAAATAAAAGAATTAAGGCACAAAAAGATAGAGATGATAAGCAGAAAGAAGATCAAGAAAAAAGAGCGTCTCAAAAACTAATCGAAGAAACCGAAAAAACGGAAGATCAAATATTCAAGCTAACTCACGGCACATACGAGAATAAATTACGTGATATTGCAAACGAGACAACGGCTAAACTAAAGAGCGGTCAAGATACTGTAATGATCGCTGAGTGGGCTTCACAATCCGTTATTTCACTTGATGATGAAACCGCTAAAGAACTTAAAAAAACAAATGAAGAACGCATTAAAAAAGAGATGGAAGATGCTAAAAAACTTTCAGAAATGCGCCAAAAAGAATTTGAGGAGCGTAATAAGTTCTGGATTGATATGTTTGATGGTATTGAAAAAGCTATGGATAAGCAAATCTTCGACACTATGACTGGCAAGTGGGATAAGTTCGGAAATTGGTTAAAAGACTTTTGGTCTTCACTTACTACTTCTATCGCTCGTTCTGCCTCTTCTATGTTGTCAAACTCATTGATAGGCGGATTAAAATCTATGATCATTGGAAATGCTTCTGGAGGTTCTTCATTACTTGCAGGGCTTGGATTATCAGCTGGAAGCGTATTGCAAGGTGTAACTACTGACTCAGCAGGGTTTACAACTACAGCGGGTGGTACTGTATACGATGCGGCAGGACAAATTACAAAGGCTGGCAGTGATAATCTTGGAAATGTAGGGGATATAGTAAGCACAGCTTCATCTATTAATACAGCTTATCAAGTTTTAACTGGAGGATTAGCGGCTATTGGGGCTAATATCGCTACTGGTTTTCAATATTTGGCAGGAGGAGCACAAGCGCTTGGGCTAACTGGCACAGCGGCAGGGATATCTAACTTTGGGATAGGAGCGGGTTCTGTTTTTACAGGTGGAGAATTTGCTGGGATGGGCGCAATGGGAGCTGGTCAGCTTTTAGGCGGTGCAGGTGTAGGTGCTCTTGGTGGATATGCTTTAGGTTCAATTGGAGATAAGTTATTTGGTGCAAACACCAAAGCAGGAGTAGGAGGAGCAATAGGAGGAGGAATTGGAGGAGTAGCAGGAACCATAATTCTTCCAGGTGTAGGAACTGCAATAGGAGCGGGTATCGGTGCAGCTCTTGGTTCAGTTATCGGGGGGATGTTCGGTAAAACAAAAGTCACTGGGTCAGGTATTCAAGCATTTTCTGATATTAATACAGAATCAGGGGCAGGGGCTATTAGCTCTTTTATCGATTACAATAAAAAATCTTGGTTTAAATCTAGATCATGGACTGAATATACTGGATTAAGCGAAAAAGAATCTAAGTCAATCATGGCAATATTCACAACATATGATTATTTGCTTGGTCAACTTGGCGGGGTTGATGATATTATTGTACGTGCAGGTAAGTATTCAGGTACATCATTTTTTAATGAGATTGACAAGGCTTTTATACGAGCATTTATAGATAATAAATCCCTAACAGATACTTTCTACAATTCTTGGAGTGAGTTAGCCGGAAAAATGGGAGTAGCAATTCAAGAGGCATTTTCTACTACTATAACTAATTTTCTACAATATAAAAGAGGATTTGAAGTTTATACTTTAGAGCGAAGTGGTAATACTTTAGAATCTCTAAAACTTCAGTCTGAGTGGGCAAAAAAAGACCTTAATGCTGTTGAATCTTTAATTGGTACAAATGGGGTTACGCTTGAAAATTATATTGATAAATATAATCAAGCAGTAAAAGGAAGTTTTACCCCAGAAACAATACAGCAATGGCAAAGTTTAGGGGATGCTCTAAAAAATGCAGCTAATAGTTCCGATGCTTATACAAAAGCGATAGAGGCTCAAAATGAAGCACAGAAACAAGCTAATCAAGCACTGCAAGCTTCAAGAGTTACAGCATTGCAATTAGCACGTGCAGTTTCATTTGGAGCACATAGAACTTATGGAACTATGCCAACCAATAACACTACATACACACCTACAATTTATACTGGTAATAGTACAACAGTAAACGCTACTGCTACATCGACAGATACTAATACGGCAGTAGTAAACACAAACCTAAGTATTATGGAGGCTATGAATAGTATGAATCAGGAAATTATTAAACTTAATCAGCTTATGAGAGCAGTTACAAATGGTAATGCAATTATTGTAGAGGTAGCATAATGACAATAGTAGAAAATAAAGTAACAAGTTATATTACTGCAAATTTTAGCGAAACAGAAACGGCTTGGAGTAGTGGATCAGTATACTCATATGGGAGTGAAGCAAGAGACGGTCATTATATTTATGCCTATAGCGGAGCTGATTTAACCAATACAACCGCATCACCTTCAACATTCCTACAGACAGACCCATTATGTCCTTGGGTATTAATGCGACCATCTAACTACTATGCTATGCTTGACGGTCGTACAGACTCACAAACTGCTGTAATGAATCAGATAGTCATAGAGATAGCAGATGATAACTATGATTATGTAGCACTTCTTGATATTGATGGGATCAGCGTTGCTTATGAATTAAAAGATTCACTAGGGAATGTAGTTTATACTATTTCACAATCACTTCAAGATGAGAGTAGTGTTGTAGATTTTTTTACATATTGCTTTAACCCTTTTAAATTTTCAAGAAGTAGTCTAAAAGTATTACCTATTTATGGAAATGGGGCAAAACTCAAAATTACTCTTACTAATACTACTGGATACTATGCAAAGATTGGTCGTTTAGTATTCGGTCGCAGTTATTTTGTTGGAGATACTGCAATGGGCGGAAGTCTTGGACTAGAATCTTATTCAATACGGAATATAAATGTTTTCGGAGAATATACAGCAACCCATATAGGAGCCGTCAATCTTGATACTTTTCAAGTACGTGTACAAACTGAACTTATACCAAACCATAAGAGAAAGATTATAGATTTAGATGCTATACCATGTCTTTTTATTATGGATGAAACTATTAACTCAAATGTAGAGAATTTACTAACATATGGGACTTGGCAAGATTTCACTACAACTCATAGAGGGATAAATTACTCTTATGTTTCAACTACTATAAAAGGCATTTTATAAGTATGTTAAAATTTCATATTAAAGGATATTAAATGAGTGTAATTTCTACTTTTATTTCATTGTTTACTCACACACCATCTAGGCAAAATCCGCTTACGTTTTCTTCCGATATGGACTCACGTTTAAGCGAGGAAAATTCACGTATTACTCAAATGAACTCAATGGGTAATGAGATGAACATAGTAGCAGTAGAGGTTAATAGTAATACACAAATCGCTTTAAATAGTGCTAATGTGGCTTCAACAGCAGCAAACTATAAAGGCACATTTGTGCAAGGGGTATCTTCTGCATTAATAGGGGAGTCATGGACTTATAGCGGATCTGATTATATTTGTATTATAAATACATCAAATAACCCTATAAGCGAACCTACTTCGTGGAAAGGGGCAGGAATTGCTTCACTAACTCACGCATCTACTTCAAAAACAACTCCAGTAGATGCAGATGAATTACCTTTAATTGATAGCTCATCATCATTCTCATTAAAGAAACTTACATGGGCAAATTTAAAAGCTACTATGAAGACCTATTTTGACACATTTTATCAAACTATTCTTGTATCAGGTACTAGCATAAAAACTGTAAATGGTACTGCACTTTTAGGAAGTGGTGATTTATTAATACCTACTATCACTGGAGTACGTCAAACTGTTCAATCAGGTTCCGTGGACTCAAATGGTTATGCTAACTTCATATCAATCGGAACAGGGCTTGCTGTAAATATTGCCGCAACAACCGTCCCTATAACAATTCATGCGGCAGGGGGGAAAGTATCAAATGATCGTATCGGTACAATTAGCGCAGATACTACAATCTCAGGTCTTACCGCAAATGCAACTAACTACCTATACGCCGATGTAGCAACAAACGGAACAGTTACGCTATCGGCAAACACAGTCGCACACTTAGAACAATTTGGCGGAACACCAGCTACTACAAATAACCTAATCACATTTAATATCGGTCAAATGACTGGGTATACTGGAAACGGTTCAACTGCTCCTCAATCATGGCGTGTGCCTATTGGTGAAGCTGTAACAGGAGCATCAACTGTCACAAGTGTTGTGACATATGCACTTAACGGCAGATATGAAACTCCATGGATAGCTACCTTGCCATCTGCTTCTACTCAGGTAAGCAAAAATCACAATATCGGATATAAAGAAGTTGAGCATAAAGAGTTAGCCCTATGTACAACAATCGATCTGGGATATGCAGTTGGAGACATTATTGACCTTACTCCTGCGTTTGGAGCTTCGGGGATAGTTACAAATAACGTAGTTAGAACAAGCATTAATGCTTATCAAATCACAGCTGGTCAGAATGGATGGGGGTCATCATATAAAAATGGGACAAACTTCACCTTTATGACCGCCGCAGATTGGTCATATAAAATGAAAGCATGGAGAGGATTTTAATCATGGAAGAAATTAAAAGATATATTAATCAAGATGGTATTTTAATGGGCAAAGATACCGATTTTCAAATCGGATATGTTGTCGCAACTCCTGAACAAGTTATAGAACTTGAAGCAAATCAAATTCATGATTTGATAAAAATTAACGCACAAATCGAGCTTGATAAAACTGATTTAGTAGCATTGAGATGCCTAAAAGCAGGGGTAAAATTTCCACTTGACTGGCAGACTTATACAAAATCATTGCGTGATATAGTCAGTGGTATAGATACTATCAGCACAACTTTGCCGATTATTCCATCATATCCAGCTGGAACATAATATGCCACAGATTTTCTGGGATACACAAACTACTACTGCATTAATTTTTGGTATGTTACTACAGCTATTAATGGGGGGTAAGATCGGGGTTAGATTAGTTCTGACTGTAATAATAGCAACGCTATTCGTCGGATGGTATTTAACTCCAGCAGCTATAGAGTTGGCAAATATTGACCCACAAAGCAAGATTGCAACAGCTATGATTGCTATGTCAACGCTTATATCGGTTGAGATTATTGCCTTTTTAATTGCAGTTTTGCCTAAAGCTATATCAAACCGTGTTAAATCATTTTTGGGGGTAAAAGATGCCACTATTTAAATGCTCACGTATCAAGCACTACCTAATATATATGGGTGCCGTAGCGTTATTTGTGTGCTTTATTGCACGATAATTAAGGAGACAATATGGAATCATTTAGCGAACATTTCTCATTTGAGGAACTTACAAATAGCGTAAACCATCCTGAGTTAGTAGCGCAAAATCGTATTGAAGCACAAAAGTATTTATTAGCTGGTAAGCGATTATCTAAACTGCTTGAAAGTATTAGACATATTTTACGTGATGCACCATTGAAAATTAATAGTGGGTTTCGTAATTCATCCTTGAATGCAGCGGTAGGAAGTAAAGCAGTTTCATCGGCTCATTTAAAGTTTGAGGCGGCGGATATTACTCCAGCTAATATGACAGTAAATGAAGCATTTAAAATTCTTATGAATGCTAAAAGTGCAGGTCTATTGCCTGATCTTCGCAAAGTATTACAAGAGGGTTCATGGCTTCATGTTGAGGTATCTATGAGTGCTGGAGATTATCGGGGCTTTTGGACTTCAAACGATGGTAATAAAACTTGGACAAGGATAGCATAATGCCAACATTCTTAAAGCACCTTCTTACATTAAGCGATAATTCAACTTATGATATAGTCCGTGTTCTTGCTGTAGTATCACTAATTCAATTTTTGGGTTCAGAGGGATATGTTGTTTATAAATCAGGGGCTTTTGATGCTCAGAGTTTCGGAATGGGGCTAGGGGCGGTTATAGCAGGGGTAGGAGTTGCCTTGAAGTTTAACCCCGACAAAGGGATTGATAATGTTTGATTGGCTTAAAACATACGCTATCGTGATTTTATCTACCATTGCGTCAATGCTATTAGTATTGCTACTTCTTACGCTGTGGTATGCTAAAACGCTTCGTAGTGACATACAATCAGCCAAAGAACAACTTGCTATTGTTGGCAACTATTCAGAGCAACAAAAAGTTAAGACGGTAGAAGTCGAAAAGAAAGTAAAAGAGATTCAATACAAAACCCAAACAAAGGTTCAATATGTCACAACATTCATTTATGACCAAAATAAAAGTGATTGCGATAATGCTATGGATGTTCTTCGCTCTACTTTTTAGTGGGTGCGGAAAAGAAGTAATTTATCTACCTTGCGGAACTCCAAAGCCTTTAAAGACTGAATTGCCGTCATGTGCAAGTATTAAAGACGATTTCAATCTATCTAAATGCGCCGCAACAAAATACATTACTCTTGACGGTGATTATCAGGCTCTATCTGAGGCTTTTGACAGTTGTAAGTAGGCTCAACACAACTCTCCCAATACCACTGATGTACTTCGTGATCGGTTCCATAATTCCCGGTAGCATCGAAATATAACGCTCTCATCTTTTGAGATACATAGATTTTCGGTGCATGATTTGGTGGATCTCTAAATGGTGTCATTATTAAGCCTTTGGTTCAAAATCTGCACAAAAAAAATGATCTTTTTGCATTAGTGCTTTTCTTCCAGATATATGAGCTCCAATTGTACAAAGAATTACTCCATCATATACAGTTTTATGACTATAATTGCAATTTCCGCATATTTTATCTTCGGTATGATATTTATATAAAATTTTACCAAATACTAATCCGCTTCCACCGCATACATGGCACCCGCCACCTTGGCATTGACTACAATTTAATGCTTGAAATCCAATATTATCTTTTTTTTCTAACTCTTTGATACGTTGCTCTAGTGCTTCTAGTTCTGTAATAGCTTCTTTAATATAATCCTTTTCTACATGAATTACATCACATTCATAAAAACTATCTTGCCAACTTGATTTCAATATCTCTAACGCTTTTAACTTTTTCACCTTATCTCCTTTTTAAGCTGTACGCTTTGACCTCACCACCTAAATGATGAAGCCAAAAATTACTTCCAAGCCTTTCTAGTATTGGATTTTGGTGATCTTTCGATCATGTAAAAATTGTAATTCGTCTAATTCACCACTTTTAATCATGTCATAAATATATCTTGTACCATACTGCACAAATTTAATCGTCATAGATTTTTCTAACCCATTCATTATATCCGGCGGTATCATAAAAAGATACTTATAAAAAAAACCTTTCCATGTGTGTATAGGTTCCCCGAAATGCTCCGACATAATTTCCGATAATCTTTCAGAGTTAAACCCCAAATCATCAAAAATAAACCATAACTTGTCGGTAGCGTATAACCATACTTTACGCTCTAATTTACCCATGCTCTCAAATAAATTTGTATCTATGTAAGCTCTTCTATTATGCACATGGTACCACTCAGGATTATTGCCTATTGCATTAAAATAAGCTGTTTTCCTTGATTGGATTGTTTTTTTATTCATTCCATATTTTTCACAAGCGTCATCAATTGATATTAATCCCATTTTTTCTATGATACCTTTCCACCGGTTGCCTATTTATTTTTATTAGTTATTCATCGCTCACAAAACTTAGAAATATCTAACCCATTGTCTAAGCACCATTTAAAAGCAAATGGTAGGAATGATTGCGCCTTACGAGTTTTTAGAATCGATAGCACGTTTGGCGGGATTCCAAGTTCAGCCCCAACATCCTCTTGAAAAACTTTTTCAGGTGTAAGAGATTGCAAATGCTCTTGGATACGCTCAACAATAATATAAGGCTCTGCAAAGAACTCATCAATCGATTTTCGTGCTGATTTCATACATGGACGCTTACGCATCTTTTACCTCAATCCATGAACCCATTATTTCATCGTGGCTCATTGTGTTTTTAATCGGAAAGTTAGGCATAGTCATTTCGTAAACTTGACCTGTGTATAATTTATTGTTCTCCACATAATACCATCGTCCGTCCATCATATTTATAGGTTTCATCTTCTTACCACCATATCGCATCATGTGAAGCGCACGACTAAATGTATATGTTTCTTCCATAATTTATCCCTCTACCTTTGTGTGATTTTCCATAGTTGCGCTAATAGGGCGTGCATCTTTTTTAGGTCGAATAGTTAATGGTGGGATGATTGGCTCAGTACTAATCCCCTCCATTTCGTTGAACTGTTTTTCACTCATTGGCTCCTGTCGTAACCCACGCATTTGAGCGCAGTATGTTTGATAGTTCATTTATTAACCTTTATTTTCAAACTGTAACGCAAAATTAGCGTATGAAGCAAAATCTAAAACACTATCAGGTTTACGCTTATATGCCATACGGGATACTTTCATAAGAGATAACATAACTGCAACGTCAGTAGTGTCTAACATCCATATTGATTTACCTTGCTGTTTGCGTGATAGATACTCATTCCAAAAGTTGGCGATAGACTGATGTGATACTTTTGCATCTCCGTAATCATATACACGTTCGGATTGGATTTGTTTAACTAAGCTCATCTCGGATCCTTTGCAACAACTCGAGCAAAGGCAGCCCAAATATCCGC